ATGCGCGCTGTATTGGAGTCCCTGTCGGTTTCCAACTGGGATGTTCTCGCGCTGTTTGCGGCCAAGTTGCTCTCGAGGATGACAATGCGTGCGGTATTGGAGTCCCTGTCGGTCTCCAATTGAGATGTCCTCACACTGTTTGCGGCCAGGTTTGATTCGAGGATGACGATGCGCGCTGTATTGGAGTCTCTGTCGGTTTCCAACTGGGATGTTCTCGCACTGTTTGCAGCGAGGTTTGATTCCAAGATGACGATGCGTGCGGTGTTCGAGTCCCTGTCAGCCTCCAATTGAGATGTTCTCGCACTGTTTGCGGCCAAGTTGCTTTCGAGGATGGCGATTCGTGCGGTGTTGGAATCACGGTCCGTCTCCAATTGAGATGTTCTCGCACTGTTTGCGGCCAGGTTTGATTCGAGGATGACGATGCGCGCGGTGTTCGAATCCATGTCTCTCTGAAAGGCCACGGGTTCGGAACCCACGTACACCATGTCGCCGACGGTGATGTTCCCAGCCACGAGGGCGTTGCCCGTCGTGACTTGAAAGCCGGTCGTTGTGTTTTCAAACAAAATAGTGTGTGTGGTGTTCGCCCCGTTATCCGTGATACTTTGTAACGTCGTTCGTACGTTGGAGAGGAGTCCACCGTCACCGATGAATGCGTTCGCGTAGATGAACCCACCTTCGGTGATGAACGTGTTGCTGTTGACGTTCAACGTCTTATCGACGAACATGGAGCCGTACACGTGCACATTCATGCGTTTGGAGGTGTCTGGGTTGATGTGCAATCCACCGGGGTCCGATGTGGTGTATGCCAACATCAACTCATTCTCATCGCCTCTGTAGACGACGGCGACGTTTGCTTCGGCTCGACCCATGACCACACCCGTGTCGGCGGTGGTGGTGGTGTTGTTGGCTGCCAGTTTGATGATGGCATCTTCGACGGCGAGGTTTTCAACATTCAGGAACGTCGTATTACCGTGAACTGTGAGGTTTCCACCGACGACGATGTCTTTCGATGCGGTGATATTCTTGGCTTGTACGTCCCCGTACACGTGGAAATCGATGTCATTCGTGGGGTCCGGGGTGAGGGTGGCCCCGTCGATGCTGTCGGTGCTGTATGCCACGATGAATTCGGTGGCACTTCCGTCGTACCCGAAGACCACGTTGGATGGGTTTTGTGAACTGATGATGATGCCGGAGTCCACGACACCGTTGTTGCCAATGCCTAAGATGGGGTCCTTAATGTACACGTTTTCAGAGTACAGGTAGGAGGTCGCCCCATGGACGTTGAGGTTTCCATAGATGGATGTGTTCCCTGTGAGTTTATTGTTCACTCCGTTGAGTACCGTGCTCGTGCCCGCGGCGTAGATGTTTCCAGACACTTTCATGTCTCCTCCGACGTGAAGTTCATATTCTGGTTCGACGTTGACGCCGACGAACCCGGTGGTCTTCAGGGCTGTGGGACTTCCGGTGAGCACCAGGGTGTTCGACGTGGTGTTGCCCATGTCGGAGATGTATTGGAGGGTGAGGTTGGAGATGTTCCCACCGTCGCCAGTGATGATGCCCTCGAACGAGGGGTTTACTTCGAGGGCGGCGATGCGCGCGCTGTTGTCTTGCAACTGCGCTGGAAGCACTTCGAGGGCGGTAATGCGCGCACTGTTCGCTACGAGGTTTGATTCGAGGTTGACAATACGAACGGTGTTCGAGTCCCTGTCGGTTTCTAATCTTGAGATTCTCACGGTATTGTCTCCAAGTTGTACTTGTAAATCCGCGATGTTCGCAAAGTTATTGGACGTCCTGATTTCGAGATTTGCAATATTAGCAGTGTTCACGGAGATGCGAAAACTGTTATCATCGAGGCGTGAGCTCAGTGTGGTAATGCGTAGGCTGTTGTCCTCGAGATTGTTCTCTAAATTCGTAACACGAACTGCGTTCGCTTCGAGATTACTTTCGAGGTTTCGAATTCGAATCACATTCGACGCGTGATAGGCGTAGAGGACCGTGATTCTTTCTGCATTTTGTTGTAAGCCGGATTCCAAAGTGCTTATGCGTACACTATTCGCGACTAAATTAGATTCTAGGTTCCCAACTCTAATAGCGTTGGAGCTCATTTGGGTTTCTAAATTGGACACTCGCACCAGATTGGCTTCGAGCAGGCTCACTCTCGATGAGTTGTCGACGAGATTGACTTCATGGGCAATCCCAGTGAGCGTGCGTCCGTCGCCAAAATACGCGTTAGCGTAGACGTCCCCGACGACGTTCATCGTCAACAGATTCGACGTGGCGGTGATGTATCTGTCGGACGCGTTATTGGCCGTGTAGGCCACCAAGAGTTGGTCGGTTCCTTCTTGGTACGCGAACCCGACGTTGTCCCCGGGTCTTTTCATGACCACACCGAGGTCGTACGACAACGCCTCGTTCACGTTATTCTGTCCTAACTCTAAGATTGGGTCGGTGATTGAAATGTTCTTGGATGAGATGAACGTCGTCTCCCCTATGGTGGTGAGATTCCCCTCGAGATAGACGTTTCCCCTGGCGTAAATGACGTTCCCCGTTGTTCCCGTGTCGTCTACGTACACGTTATTACCGAGACCCGTGAAAGTACTGAACACCGCGCCGCCGAAGAGTTGAAGGACTTGCGTCGAGCTGTTGCCGGTTTCGGTGACCTGCTGAAGGGTTTTATCAGAGGCCACGACCTGTGTGGTCACGATTTCTTTCGTCGTGGAGTTGTACGCTAAAACGTTCGTCGTCGACCCATCGTCGTACCTGATGGGTGACACGAACGTACCCGCGTGTGGGGCTTGCACTATGGTGTCCGAAGCGTTCACAATGATCGTATTGTCAGCCTGTGTCGCGGGCTGAAGCTTACCAATGCGAACCTTCTCCCCGCGTTCAACGGTATTAAGGTTCTTCACCATTTGATATTACCTAGTATTTTAATTCGCATAACGAAGGGCGCCGATGCCATTTTGGATCGTAAATATGTTGTACGAACATGCATAAATTTTATCGACGAGTGTGCGGCTTTCGCTGTGTATCTTAAACGAGTTCACGCGTGAAAAGTTGAGCGTTCCTGTCGGTTGCAGACTCGTCGTGTTATGTCCGAAGCTATACATGAAGACATCGGGAGACGTCACCGCGATGGTGTGATAATATGCGCTGACGTCCATGAAATTGGGACGCGCCCACTTGTAACCAGAGAGTTCGACACCGTTGACCGACAGTTTCAAACGATTCGATGGCGACGTCAGCGCGCTCTCCGCGCTCACGTTTGAACTGGCGATGAATTTCACGGGATGGTTGAACGTGAGCTCTTGCGTGAGTTCCTCCGACGGGGCACACTCCTGTATCTGGTAGATGAGCATGTTGATGGTTTGTTCAGCGATTTGTTTGCGTTCCTCGGCGTCCAAGTAATAATAATTCGAGTGACACTCCCACGTGTAATTCCCTGCTTGTGGACCCCATCGCACGCGAAGTTCCACCTCTTGATAACCTAGGGCACACACCGGGAGCGCACTCTCCAGGGCTTCGCAAAAAAAGAAACGGAGGGGGTAGAACATCGAGGCGCGGCCGCCTGGACCGAGCGCACCCTTGGAGCTGTTCTTCGCGAACATGTCGAGGGCCACGTTTTGACTGAAATCCGACGTCTGACGATCGATGATTTGTCCACCGACGACGATTTCGACGCTTTCGATGACCGCGGTCCAATCCGTGATTTCCACAGCCTTTTCACCGTCGTCCGCGGTGAAATAGGTGTATCCCAACATGTCTCCATTTCGAAGCAGGGTTATGGACGAGTACGAGTTGGCGCGCACGGCGCCTTGAATTTGTTGTTTCTCCACGCACTGCGAGAAGTGGGTGTGACGTTTGTACGTCGCTGAAAAATGACTCATTTCTGGTTCGCTCGAGATCCATTCATCTTGAGCGCCCAGGCACACGAGTTGCGCGATGCCCGCGGACATCGTACTTTATCTTACCTTGAGAAAAATTAAAGATTCGGTCGCCTGCACACGAAACGGAGGACCAAAAAGTTATCACCAGGGGCCGTCGCGTTCTTGATAGACACCCCATTCTGATTCAACAGGCGAACGGTCAACTTGTCTATTCTGAGAATCGGGTCGATGTATTGCACAGCAATCGAGTAATTATCTTTATACGTGATGAGTTCGTTGCCCTCACTGATGACACTTCCAAAGGCGCTGCGTACCATGGAGATGTTACCTTGACCCGCGTGAGAACCCACCGCCGCGCCGGAAATGGCGGCGCGGTCGTTGAAGTGCGTGTCGAGCTCATCGATGGAGATGTATAGGTGTTCGGTTTGTTCCACGTTTGCGTGGACGTGTGCGGCCAGGAGGCGGCACTGCACGACGTTCCGAAGTGGGTTTTGAAGATAGACGGTGAACGTGTTAGCACTCGCCTGACCGATCGTGTCCACGGTGATGGTGTGGAACTCGTAGTTGAGGTCGGGAATCGTGGCCTCCGCGGTCACGAGCGCCATTTTATACTAGATGCTCAGATAATTTCGTAGTCCGCTTGTTCGCGCACGAACTTTTCGGCACCGCACACCCCCCCGGGGCGCTGGGTGGAGTACGTGCTCTCACCTTCCTCACCAGAACCCGCGACGCACTCCGAGCGCACTGGGAGGTCGAAGAACGAACCCTCGTTCTTCGCCTTGATGACCAAGGGCATCGGTTCGTAATAGCTTCGTACGGCCATGAGAACGAAGACGATGAACAGCACGGCTCCGATGGTCGTGAGTGCGTTTCGATTGGCTTTATTGAGCTTGAACATTATGTACTATGTACGGAGAAAAAAGTGCGTTAAAGAATTCAATTACTTTTAAAGTACTACATCAGATGGACGGTGAAATCGTGCTGGACCGCGGCGACACCACGGTGATGAAACTCGACGACGGTGAACAGCGACTGATGGATGAGATTCAAATTTCGATACCACAGCCTCGGAGGGTGCCCAGGCCGAAGCCGACCCCGTACGCGCCCTCGCGTCCGCGACGACCGCCTGCGATGGACTACCAGGAAGAAATCGACGCCTTCGTGAATCCGAACAAGCAAAACGCGCCGCCGCCTGTGCATCAGGCATTCGACGACGACGAAGGAGGGGTCGACGAGGGTGAAGAATACGGGGAAATGGAATTCGACGACGAACCACCGACGCGAGAGGTGCCTTCGGCTGGGTACGCGTCGATTGATGCGGAGAAGATGGACATCCTGAATAAGTTGGCTCGACTCGAAAGGAAAGGGTTCAGCGTCAACAAGCGTTTGAATGCGTACAGCTCCATCGAGGACTTGCGCACGGAATACAAGCGCGTGACGTACACCATCGACGTCGACCAGAGCATCAAGTTTTCGCGAAAGGTTCTCATGGCTACGGTGACGGGTTTGGAGTGGGCAAATAAACGATATAATCCGTTCGAATTAGCCCTCGATGGATGGTCCGAGAGCATCATGGAAAATCTCGATGACTACGACGGTGTGTTCGAGGAGTTGCACGTCAAGTACGGACAAAAGATGCAAGTGGCTCCGGAACTGAAACTCGTCATGATGGTCGGTGGCTCTGCCATGATGTTCCACCTCACGAACAGCATGTTCAAG